GAGAAACCAACTTTAAGCCAGTCGTATTAGCAAACGCCACAGCGGCAACAAACTCGGCAGTTGTTACGGTCGCGGACGACGCGAACATTGTGACTGAAACATCGCGCAGCACAACATCGCTACGGTCAACAAACCCACCGCTAGACGGATTTGTACCTGCGGCAACGGGGCCAGCAGGGCCAGAGAACGCCTTGCCACTGGCCTCATGAATCAGAACATCATTGGCATTTACCAGCGTCCCTCCCACCTCGAAGCTGCCGTCAACGAGGTTATAACCCGCCTCTGCATAGCTGCGGCGCAGGGATTCTCTAATTTGTGGGGTTAATTTCCCAATTGCATCAAAATCGTAAATCATCCACAAGGGATCCCCGACAGGTGTAACTCCCATAGAAATTGGATTGCTTGCTGTCGCACTGGGAGCATACCACCAGCTTCCATCTGTAAACTGACGGAGTTGATTAAAGACATTTTCAGTCTGGCCTGCTTGCCAAGCAATTGGGTCTTTAAAATAGAAATTATCAAGAAGTGCTTTACGAATACTTGGAACTTTGCTACCATCTTCTACTGTAACTTCAGTTGTTGCTGTTCCGTTGACGATCTGATGTATTTGTTCACCAGCAGTAATAGTTTGTTCAACTGCTGCGGAATAGGTCAGTGACATTATTATTGTTCCTCTTTTTCTTTCTGACTAACAGGCAAGTTGTTTTGAGACATGTTTGCACCAAATCTAAAACTTAAAAACTTACCGAGCATATTTTGATGTGTTACTAGAAACCCGTAAGCAAACAACAGCCACTCATCAATTTTAAAATTATAAGAATACCAACAAAACATAATAGTCATACACAGTAATCCGATATGATTCCATATTTTTGTATGGGATAGTCTGTTGTCTGTTGGATCAGTAAATAAATCTGATAATTTCATTGTTTGTTACCTTAAATTGATGCAGTATATAAATAGTATTGCCACAATATATTTGATATTGTAATTGTTATGTTATATAATTGTCCATTTATGAAATTATATGTGGAACTATTAATAGTAAAGAACAAATATAGAATATAGGATTGAATTTTAGTTGTGGTTTGATAGAGAAATATAAATATTCCATTATGAACATAGGTGCATACTGAAAATAATAAAAATTGTAATAATCAAATATACAAAGCAATGTACCAAATACGGAACCTAATGCAACACTTGATATCCACAAACTATAATGTTTTAATCTGATGGAGTTAGATATGCAACAAATTACCATCACCAAATCAATAAAAGATAAGGATACTAGATAGAATAAAATATCATGTATCCTTTCTGTGTTTGCATAATAAGATAATATTACTTGAACAGATATAAAAGATGCTAAAATAAAACACAACGTCTTATATTCTTGTTTTGATGTAAAAAATAATACTAAGAAACAGAATAAATAAATAAGGAAGCTTACCATGAGATACCTCCTTATCTTATGTTACCTTCTGTTCTGATCTTTAATTATCTCTTTAATTTCACTCATAATACTGTCTAGTTTAGTATCTAATTTGCTGTCTAATCTCGTTATTTGGTCTTTGATTGGCCCCATTTTTCTGTCAAGAGTCTCATCTAGTTTATCTTGAGTAACAGCCATTGCCTCAAGTTTAACAAACTTCTGATTAAGTTCATTATATTTAGATGTTGCATCCTTTTTAAACTCTTTGTAATCTCCCCACAACTGTGTTAATAGCCAGCTTACTCCGGCAGTCAATAGGAACCATAGGGCTTTTCCTACTGTAAAGATTATCTCTGCTGGCATTGATTACTCCAAGAAACTAGGCTGTTGTGGTAAAGAAATAAACGGGAAATCTTCCAATTTAGTTATATCACGAAGTTCTTGACGGTAGTTCAGAAATTCAATAAAATGCTCTTCTGAAAGAGTGTGGTCTTTTCCTGTCATCTTCTCTTCTAAATGGCGAGTTACTATCCAGTCAAATTTAGTTAAAAGGCTATTTCGTTGAGATACAATTTTGGTAGTTTGTTGTTGAGTTACATCTTCAGGTGTTTCTACAATCTCGTAAATTCCACCATATTTTCCACCAACAACTCTATTGAATACTAAATCCTGATTGCTTTCTGTAAAATATTCATTTCTTGTTTGCAAATCTTCAAGATTCGGTTCGGAATCAGATGTTCCTATTATATTACCATCATCATTAAAAATATAGTACATCATTTAACTCCTATGATAATATAGTTTGCATTCCCGTTAACTGGGACTCCGGGTGCTGATGTCCTATCATTCAGATATGTTAAAGCTGTTACTACCCTATTGGAGTCCGCAGTACATTTGTAATGGTAATGTAAACGGTCACCACTTTCGTTTATATCCCATGGAATGCTTGTTGGGTTATCTTCAGACATACTAACCATCCACCTACACTGTGCTTGTGTGTACCCAGCAGGTAAAGGGATAGTCCCACCGTTGGAGATAGTTCCTGTAAGTACAGCAACGTTGCCTGTTACATCTAATGCATGGGAGTGAGTGGAGGACGCTCCGCTGACGGTAGAATTGGAACTGCCAACTCCAACTGTACTGGGGGTAGACATAGAGATTGTCCTGTCTATGCTTAAATCCCCTCCACCTGTTAGACCTGCCCCACTTAGAATATTTTTATTATTTACTTCACTTTTGCTAAAGACGTCGAGATTAGTTCTAGCTGTAGCTTTGTTTGCAAGATCATCGAGGTTTTCAGATTTCTTTAGAAACTCATTTATTTTTTCTTCTATCAACCACTTAATATATTGTCCATTATTATTGAGGAGATAGTTCCACTCATCAGCGGCAGGTTTTTGAGATAAATCCCAACCTGTTTGAATTAAAGATTCAGAAGGTAATGATTTATTAGGTCTTTGTGCATTTGGCAAAATGACGTCATCACTTGCCCACACAATTAGGGGGTTTGTTGGTTGTGCCAAAGTTTCTCCTTATTATATATCATAAGACGATTTATACGAGGTAAACATCAATCTCCCACCTTCTGGTTGAAGGCTTGTATCGTTAGATATTCCAAAACCTTCTCCATCGTCGTCTCCATCAAATACAAATGGGACTCCTATACCATCTACAATGCGTAGGTCTGTAATTAAAGGCATCAGTGCAGCAATATCCTCTGCTGTAGTTGCAAGATTAAAACAAGGGGAGCTTATTGCAATATCAAAACGATACTTATCTCCTTTCCATGTAAATACAGACTCACTTCCAAGGAGTTGGTATAGGACATTAATAATGTCAGAACGTGTACCGTGCTTCTGTGCTTCACCTGTCTTCAGGAACAATGTTGCCCTGTAGTCATCATCATCTAAACCATTACGATATATCTGAAAACGAGCCCCAATATCATCTAAATATATTCCTGTTGCTTCAGATAACAACCGTCTAACAGCTAGTTGGTACAATGTATCATCAATGACTTTCCATCTTTCTAAGTCTATTTGTAAAACTTTTTGGATGTTAGGTTTTTGAATTGCCTCAGGGAGATAATCTAGACCTTCTTGTACGAAGTTTTCTTTTATTTGTATATGGTCAACATCTTTTAATGCCATATTGGTACTCCATTATACAATCTGGTTGAAATACACATCAGCTTCTGCTAAGATAAGAACATCTTCAATATCAGTATTAAAAGTAACAGCAGAGTAGGAGCTATCAGGATCTGTTGCTAATTTTATCTCAACTGTCAATACTTGGAATTGAATCAAAGGAACAGCAGAAGTAACGCTTTGAACTAATTGGATATTGTATAATGTTGGATTAATAGGATAACCATTTATTGTATCTAACAATCCTAAAGTAATGCTGCTTCTTTCAGAGTCTGCTAAAGGTCTATTCTGAACAGTCTTGTAGGATACTCTAATTGCTATATCTTTTTCTGTTGCCTTAGTATGGTATATTGTTTCTACTTGTCCATCTTCTGTTTCAATATCGTAGTTTACTGTTCCGTATGTTGCATTAGAACAAGCAATCAATTCATACAGTCTCTGGGAGATTGAAGGCGTATCTCCACCATAGACAACAGGGATAAATTTGTATGGTGGGATTCCCGCAGGGCTTGTAGTTCCGGTGGGGTTAGAGAAGATCTTAACCTTTCGAACACCATCTACACCAGTCAATAACCCATTGATAATAGCTGAACGAGTTGCGGCAGCAGGAGAACTAATCTGTGAACTTGCTCGTGCCCGATACTCACTGTCTGATTCAATATTTGCACCACTAAAGAATGCTTCAATATTACCAATAGAAACAAACCCTGAAGGTTGAGGGGTGATTGTCGTAACCTGACCGATACTGACTGGGTTCAATCCTGCATCTTCTGCAATGACATCAAACCTAATTGTTTTGTTACCAATTTGAGGTGAAATTTTAAAATCAACTTTCTGAGCCAAACCTACCATTTCTGTTGCAGAAGTATAACCTATATACATGGAGCCAGCAACATTATCAATAAAAATTCGACTTAGATTTTCGTTAATTGTATTATCAACAATAAAAGTCCTGATGCTGTTAAAGAAAGAATTCAACTCGACACTATTAGGTGTTTTGTTAGTTAGCGTCAAATTAAGCGTAGCAGTAACTGAAGTAGTTGTGTTTAAAATGGTAAAAGTATAGTTACCTGTGTTTATTTGAGAATTCAACAGTGTATGTGCAAAAATATTACCTGCAACTAACACATCTTCTTGTAAAATGAAAGTAGAATTTACTTTGTAAGCTCCGGCAGAGTAGGTAGTATTATAAGGGACTGTGTTATTCAGCACCATTTCTACACTACCAGTTGCTTTAGTCAAACCGTTCCGATAAATACCTCTACGAGAGAATAAATCATCAAGATATTTACCTTCAGCACCTTGATATGTTTGACTATCATAAACTTCTTGCATTTGCATCCAGACTTGATTTTCTCTATCTGCTTCGATTGATACAATCTTATCTATCACGCTGTTGTCATTAGTATTAATATTAGAGCCAAACAGATCTCGATATGCTTGTTTTCTTTGTTCTACAATTTCTGTTAGAGATGGCCTAAGAAAGCCAAAACTATTTAGACCATAAGTTGCCAATTTTACCTCACGGATATAGGTTATTAATATAGGGGTTTGGTTCCAACAGCAGTAAGAGCAATTATTGAAGGGTTATATGAAGGGCACTTCCGCCTATGCTTTGTTGCACTTGGCGAAGTGCCCATCGAACATGGCTTTCGTCTCCGTGTTGGGATGTTGAGTTAATGCAACATCACCACGATCAGGCGCTTACAAAAAGAAACCCACCGAAGCAGGGTATCATAATTATAAGATTGGTGATTGCAGCCCCGACCCAGCCAGTAACGGGATCGTCAGGTAAATATCGAAGAATGTATCGACAGTGGGCAGTGTCCCGCCGATTTCTATGGCGTGAGCCCCAGTAGTTGTAACCGCCGAATGCCGCAATGTTACTGGCACATTCGCAGTGAACACCGTGCCGTAGTTCTGTTTCGTGTTAGAGTCGATACCTATTTGCAGTGCGGCAGAAAGTGTCACGGTTGCTCTTGGAACTATAGTAATCTGCGGGTACGCCAGAACCGCATGTGTCACAAACCGCGTAGCGCCTTGAACGACTGACGAATACCGTATATTGACGTTCTGAGCGTACAGCAGCTGATGATGCGTCTTGGCGACTTTCGTCCAGTCTGTTGCTGAGAACGAAGTCAAGTTGCCGCCGAGCACGACCAATTCACCAGTACCGGTGAACGTGTTGATATTGTCACCTCGATGGATGGCGTCGACGATCATCCCGCGACCGACATTGTTTTTGATGGTCTGTCCAGTTGCTAAATGTATAGTTTGAACACTGATAGCGGCAACTGACCCGCCGCTGAGGTTCATCCATGCGCACTTTTCGCCAGAGCTAGCGCCAGAGTTTGACTCCAGATATACCGACCCGAATGAGTTGGTGAAACTAACGGCAGAATGAATCCCGGTCCCGTTGTTTCCCTCGCTCTGCACGGACGGGAAGTGGTTTGAGTTTACAAAGACCCCAAGCACAAGTCCGGCCCCTTCATCAGATAGCCCTGCTGGGTCGTATGACGAGATGCCAGTACCATTGGATTTGCATTGCATCCACCCCCAACCGCAAGCATTGACCGCGATATCTCCAGTCTCACCGAATATGGCTTTGCCGATAACGATGCCACGGTTCTTGCCGTCACGCGCTTGCTGCTTACCGTAGTTTGTGAACCACGATTTGATGATGTATGTATTGGCGATGGTCGCGTTCCGCGTGACAATGCCGTCAAAATCAGAGTTGTTGGTGGTGTAATAGCTGTAGAGACCTACGTCACAACCATCTGCGTCGATAACGCAGTTCTGAACACCTACGCCGGACAGAGCCAGAGTTCCTGTTGTTCCCAGTGGATATCGGGATGACCTGACAACGGCCTTACCAACACCTGATCCTCCCGCCCATTTAAGAGTTGTGGCTCCGTTGAACGAAGGTCCATTACCCTGCCCACGCATGATTACCCTATCGACAGGGATGTACTCGTCCTCTAGCAGGTACGTCTTGGCAGACAGGATGGCGATACCACCTCCGATGCTGGCAATGTAGTCTCGCGCGTTGTGTAGGCCATCAATGACCCGTGGCGCGAGTGTGATGAACGGGTCTACCTGAACGATGGTGGATAATGCCTGCCTGAGCAACATGCTGCTTCTATCAACAAACCCACCGCTAGTCGGATTAGTCCCCGCAGCAACCGCACCAGCAGTACCAGAGAATATTTTATTTAACTTTTTGCTCCATAAGACATCATTAGCATTAACTAGTGCGCCTCCCTCTTCAAAACTACCTGCTACAAGATTGTAACCTGATTCAGCAGCAGATCTTTCCCACAGAGACCTAGTTGTGCTATCTTGCATTGCATTAAACATTTCACTATTTGTAACAGTATCTGTATTTCCTGATGGTACTAGCCCTGACCGAGAAAAAGCTGTTTGTTTAAATGCTTCAAAATCATTGCCCCACTCAACATCTAAGGGTGTACCATCACCCATTCCCAGTGCAGTCTCTTGTCTCAAACTACCATAAGGATATTGAGGAGAAGGTGAGGATGCGTTAGGTTGATACTTTTCCCATGCTTTTACTGACATTCAAATGTTCCTCTTAAAATTCTTTCCAGCCGCCCCACGAAATGCCTTGCTGGCTCCATTGCAGCAGAGAGTTCCAACTTATTCTTCTAAAATCTTTGTACAATCCTTGCCAAGTATTAATCCAAGTAGAGTCCTCAGTAAAAGGCAATCTAAAGTTAATAAAATGATAAAGTTTTGCACCATATTCAACTTCACCTAAAGAAGGACACAAATCTTGTGCCGTCTCACTAGGTGAGGGATAATAATAACCGTCACCAAAATAGGCAACATTGACTTCTTCAAGTTCTTGTGTTATTACTGTCAAATATGCTTCATACTGTCTAGTTTGTGTATTGAAACTAGAAGTAAAATCTTGTATTCTTAATACATCTGGTTCTAAACGTACTGTTTCTCTAATCTTGGCGTCAACAACTTCTTTAGGTATTTTATTCCCCAAGTAACTCTCATAAGGGAAGCCAAAATCTAAATTAAACTGCCATTCATTTTGCCAAATTGAAAATCTGAGCAACAGTCGTTGCCATAGTGAATTTATGTTCTCAGTAACTAATTGGAAATCTCCTGACTCTGTTATCAAGAGATCTCCGGTAGTTTGGTCTAATTGCAAATCTACATATTCGGTCGCCACATAGACCTCTTATAGTTGGGGAGAAGGTACTTGACCTCCTCCGTGCGTATGATTATTATAAACTTGTTTTACATTTCTTAGGCTAATACCGTCGCTTGTTACGAAGTCACCATCAGATGTTACTTTTGCTCCATTGATTTTAAAGTCTTGCTCTGTAACTGCTTCAACACTGTCTTTTTTAATTGTAATTTTTGTTGTATTGTGTTGGATGATTAAATTTTCAGGATCTATAGTAACTGGTGTTGTTTCAGTAGAAATTTCAGAGATAAAACAAATACCTTGAAGTACGTGAGTATCTATATTCTTTTCTAAATCAATAGAGACTTTTCCGCCTTTAAAACCATCCATAGGTTTCTCAGGAAACTTTACGATACCGATGTCACCTGCTTTAATGGGTACTGTTATTTTAATTGTGCCGCCTTGGGCGCTATATGTATGAACTGGAACATCATATATTGTTGGGTATTTATAGTTTAAAAGCTGGTCTACAGGAGACACACCTTCATATAATACTTCAACATCAACTGT